TCTTACGTGGCTAAGTACCTTAATGGTTGTGTATCGTTACTATGGCAAGCCCTTGCGGGTGCATCGCGCTCTTCAACACAAGTACGTGGTGTAGCGGTTTCTAGAACTAATCGAGGTTTACCTCGGATTATTCCAAAACTTCATAGATCTAAAATCCGTGAAGGAAACCTTCTATATATTAGATTATGGTTGACTTTGTTTAGTGTATATCGAGTTATCGATTATACGGGTAGATTAAAAATCTCCACAATCATAACGCCATCAAAGGCTATAATCAATACTAACGAATTAGAACGAGCGACATTATCACTTAAACAACAATTTAAGTCTAATATCGCAGTCGATGTAACCAAGGACGCTTTGCGTACTTTTTGGATTGCATCTTCGTCACCTAATACAATTAACGTACCAGTTGCGGATAAGAACATTTCGTCTTATTCTACTTCTATATACGCTGTAATTGGTTCTTTAAGAGCATATTCCTTTAACAAAATGTGGAATACTGCATTTGAACTTATTGTAAGATTTAAATACATCGGAGGTAACAAGTTAATGAACCCTATTGTCAGAATCCTTCAATTCTGTCAATCAGCGGTTTCACACTTTCCGTCTGAAGTATTATATCGGATTAGATCTGATTTTGATTTCGATCAGAATGATCAGTCCGATGAAGTTTCCTTGAATTCTCTTTATTTAGGAAAATTATCCTTTAAAGTAGAACCAGCTGGGAAAATAAGAGTTTTTGCAATGGTTGATTGCTTTACCCAATGGTTGTTATCCCCATTACATAAAGCGATATTTAACTTTCTTAGAAAAATACCCGAGGATGCGACTCACGATCAAGATTTGACGTTGAGTACATTTGTGGAACGATTATGTAACAATAAAATCAAAGAAGTTTATTCTTTTGATTTAACTGCTGCCACTGACCGTATTCCAGTATCCGCTCAAGCAATTATATTAGATATATTTGCTGAACGAAAAGTAGGAGCAGTTTGGTCAAAATTCCTTACAAGTCGATGGTATAAACTATCAACCCCTGTTTGGGATCCAAAAGCAATAACTTGTAGTGCTCTGGGTATTGATCCAGAAGTTCATAAGGATAATCCTTATTTACTTTTGAAGTTAGGTAAAGCCGATAATGATGGACAACAATTGCCATATGTGCATGCTGTTAAATATGCAGCAGGTCAACCCATGGGAGCTCTGTCTTCGTGGGCGATGCTTGCCTTAACTCACCATATTATGGTTCGTATAGCCGCGCTTCGCGTAGGTTATAGAGAATTTTCCTTTTATTTAGTCCTCGGTGATGACTTAGTCATTGCCGACAAACGAGTTGCCGCTGCTTATTTAGCATTAGCAAAAGAATGGGATATTGAGATTAATCTCTCTAAATCCGTTCTTTCTGATAATGGATCTCTAGAATTTGCTAAACGTTTTGTTTACAAATACGAAGATGTTTCCGGTCTTTCTTTCAGAGAAATGGCCGTAGCTAAATATGACATAAGAGGATTACTACAGTTATTTACTAGAATCAAAAGATTCAGAAATATTCGTATATCTGAACTCTTATCATTTCTGGGCCATGGATATAAAGCTTTATCTCGTATTAATACTAGATATACCAAATTGGGTAAAAGTATGGCAAAAGCATTGCTTTTGCTATCTTATCCTAAAATGATATTCTCGAAATTAATTACTTATAAAGAATGGATTACTTCTTCAGCCTTTAATAAAGCTGGGAATCTTACCATTATTTCAGAACAATTAGATTACTTAAAGGATTTAGGTCGTAAAACAGCTAATTCTGTTAAACAGAGTTACTTACCTCGAAATCCATCTGAATTTAAGTCTTTCTTTTTCAGTATGTTATCGATCCATTCCCGTTTTGATCCTTCCTTCTCAGATAAATTTCTGACAGACCCTTACTTTGTAAAGGCCTGGGAAGAACTAGGAGAACCTCTTCAGGCATTAATGATGCCTTTATACGAAGAAATTCATAATAGTTGGGATCAAACTGTTGTAACTGTTAAAGACACCTATGATTTTGATCAATCATTAGATCTTGATACTCTTTGGACTTGTCTTGTTGATCTCGAAGATATATCTTCTGAATCACACAATGCCTCAGAGTTTCGACCAATTGATGATATCATCACCTTAGGGTCTTCACTATTACTGAAACGTGCGAATATTATACGTTCACATTTTAGAACGCTTGCTCAAGAACATAAAGGGAAGTTTAATCAACCTTCTCCTAGACATCCTCAAAAAGCCGTTGAAAGTGATCTCATGAAAAGAATCATGATGAAATTCAATAAACTTAAATTAAGTAAAGGGATAAGCTAAGTAATACGCCGAATAAGGCAATATTACCCGTGAGAGTTTTAATCTCAAGCTCAATACCCGAACTTTTTATAGTTCTCAGTATTGCACAGTAGGCCATATCCAGGATTCAATTTACTGCAATGGGATTACCATATGTTAGTAAGATGAAAGGATCAATGTAACCACTTATCTTATCCAACTTGCTAGATGATTAGTTGGTCATCTATTTTAGGTTGAAGCTCAGTTAATGGGCAAGGCTTTTAGTCTTAATCATCCCCCTCACAAAGGTAAGGGTGAACAAATTAATAATACGCTTCTTGCGCCG